GCAAAATCAGGCCGGCGGCGTGGTTCATGGGCAAAGAACTGGTGAATTGCAGCATATTACCCGACAAAATTGGCGCCGGCCTTACATTTAGCCGCATAGTGACGCTGACAGCCTACCCAGCACCGCTGTGGGGGCTGTTGATCGCGTTGCGCGGTCCTTCCGTCATTGACTTGACGACCATTGCTGAAGGCTCACAGCACCGCGTGACGGCCACTGCGGCCAACACAGCCAGCTGGGCGCCTGGTCTGTATTCGTACAGCGTTCGTGCGACTGATGGCGTGGACGTGTTCGAGGTCGAAAGCGGCCAGCTGGAAATTCTGGCGGATCTGACCAGTGCAGCGGCAGGCCACGATGGTCGAACGCACGCACAACGAACGCTGGAAGCCATCGAAGCCGTTATCGAAAGACGCGCCTCGCTGGATCAGGAACGGTACCGCATCAACAACCGCGAACTGTACCGGACGCCGATCGCTGACCTTTTGAAACTGCGCGACCTGTACCGGGCTGAAGTCCGGCGCGATCAGGCATTAGCGCGTGGCAAGAACCCATTCGGCGCAACTGTGCGCGTAAGGCTGCGATAGTGGCATTTTTTGACATTTTCCGACGGAATCAGGCGCCAGTTGTCGCGCCTACACAGCAGGATCGCCGGCCTTCGCGCCGGATGTTCACGCTGTCCAGCTTTGCGCGGATGTTCACCGCGGCTGAAAACAACCGTCTGAACTCCGGTTGGGGCGCTACGCCACTGACCGCTGATCAGGTTATCGACCGAAACCAGCGCGCACTGGTGGCCCGTTCACGCGAACAGGCGGCCAATAACGACTATGCGAAAGCCTATCTGCGCATGTGCCGCCAGAACATCGTCGGCAGCACTGGCGTGCAGCTGCAAGGCCAGAGCATCGACGAAAAAGGCAAGCTGGACACCAAGGCCAACCAGGCGATCGAAAACGCGTGGGCGGAATGGTCGAAGAACAAAAACTGCGACGTCACCGGCAAACGGTCTTGGCGTCTGATCCAGTCAGCTTGCGTGAATAGCGCTGCCAAGGATGGCGAATTCTTCGTTCGGATGGTCTGGGGCCGCGAAGGTGGCCCGTGGGGATTTTCCTTGCAGACCTTGGATCCGCAGCGCTGCCCAGTTGACATGAACGAGAAGAACCCGAAAGGCGGCGGATTCATCCGCAACGGCATTCGGTTCAACAAATACGGCCGTCCGCTGTCGTACTTTTTCAGCACGACCGACGAAAAAGAATCCGATTACCGCTACGGCGAAAAATACTACGTCGAGATCCCTGCCGACGAAATCATTCACGGCTTCCTGTCCGACATGGAAGGCCAGAAGCGTGGCTTGCCTTGGATGGCCACCGGCCTGTTCCGCATGCGCCAGCTGGGCGCAATGGAAGAAGCGGCCATCGTCAATGCACGCGTCGGCGCCAACAAAATGGGCGTCATCGAGTGGAAGGACGGCTTTGGCCCTGAACTGGACGACGACGAAGAACTGATCATCGATAGCCAGCCGGGTGAATGGACTGTGCTGCCGGAAGGCGCGCAGATGAAGGAAACCAACCCGCAGTACCCGTCCGGCGAATTCGCGCCATTCATGAAGCAGTGCTTGCGGTCAATGGCCGCTGGCTTTGGCGTTCAGTACAACAACCTGGCCACCGACCTTGAAGGCGTGAACTTTTCGAGCATCCGACAAGGCACGCTGGATGAACGCGAGCATTGGAAAGACCTGCAAGAATGGCTGATCGAAAGCCTGATCCAGCCGGTCTTTGATGCCTGGCTGCCGCGTGCATTGCTAGCTGGCCGAATTTTGGTGAACGGGCGCCCTTTGCGGCCTGAACGCTTGGAACGGTACAGCCGGATCAGCTGGCAAGGCCGTCGGTGGCAGTGGATCGACCCACGCGCAGACGTGGACGCCGCAGTGAGTGCCAAGAACAACGGCTTGGTCAGTCCAAGCACCATCATTCGCGAGCAAGGCCGCGATCCGCAGTCGGTTTGGGCCGAAGCGGCACGCGACGTGCGCGCCATGATTGACGCCTACGTGGCCGAAGGGATCGACCAGAAGACCGCTGAAGAACTGGTGCTGCTGTCGATGGGTAAACAACCACAAAAACCAGCGCCTACGGGGGCAAACAATGAAAAAGCAAGCGCTTAACTTGCGCGGCATGTATCTGAAGCGCGACGCCGGTTCACGCCAGCTGCCCGATTTCAATCGGGACGGACTGGTGCGAACGCTGGAAGTTCGCAGCTTTGATGTAGACGCGCGCACCGTCGAATTGGCGTTTTCCTCAGAAGTTGAGGTCAGACGTTGGTTCGGCGTGGAAATCTTGGACCACGACCAGACCAGCGTTGACATGGCGCGACTGTTGAACGGCGGGGCCGTTCTAGTTGACCATGATTGGAGCGATCAGGTTGGCGTGGTTGTTTCTGCAACAATCGACGCAGACCGGCGGGGCCGTGCTGTAGTTCGCTTTGGCCGTAGCGCACGTGCGCAGGAAATTTTCCAAGATATTGTCGATGGCATCCGCCGTCATGTGTCAGTCGGCTATCGGATCCTCGACGCTGTACTGTCTGAAACTCGCGACGAAATCGACGTGTACCGCATCACCCGGTGGGAGCCGTACGAAATCAGCATCGTTGCCGTTCCAGCAGATCCAACAGTTGGCGTAGGCCGATCAGCTGAAAAAACCCAAGAGGAACCGCCAGTGGTGCGCACACAAACTGCGAGCACCGATAAACCGGCGGCTAAATTAAAGACTGAGGACATCAGAATGGAAAAGATTTTGCGTGACAGCGCAGGCAACCTAGTGCGCGCACTGGTTGACGAAGCTGGCAATATTACGAAGGTTTTGGAAGTGCTGGAACGTGCAGGCGCAGACGTTGAAGCTGCACAGCGCCAGGCACGCGAAGCCGAACAGAAGCGCACCGCTTCAATTCTTGAGATGGGCAAGCGCTATGGCTGCGAGGCTGAAGCACAGCAGGCTGTAATTGACGGTACCAGCGTTGACCAGTTCCGCCAGATCGCGCTGGACAAGCTGAACACCCGTTCTGCTCATGTTGGCGCTGGTGGCCAGCAGGAACGCGGCAACCTGCCTGTGGGTGATAACAACCCTGACGGCCTGATTGGCCTTACTGATCAGCAGGTTCGCAACTACTCGCTGTTCCGCGCTGTACGCGCACTGGCAAATCCGAACGACCGTCGCGCACAGGAAGCTGCAGCATTCGAGTTCGAATGTTCGCGCGCTGCTGAAACGCAGTTTGGCCGCACGGCGCAGGGCTTGCTGGTTCCGCAGGACGTGCTGGCTTCGCGTGCATTCAACGCTGGTGGCGCTGCTAACACCCCAGCTGGCGCAACGACCGGTAACTTTGGCGTTGACACCCAGTTCATGGCTGGTTCGTTCATCGAAATGCTGCGCAACCGCACTGTGCTGATGGGCTTGGGCACCACGATGGCCGGCTTGGTCGGCAACGTGGACATTCCGCGCCAGACTGGTGGAGCTACGGCATACTGGATCGGCGAGAACCAGGACGCGACCGAAGGCACGCCGACTCTTGGCCAGTTGGAACTGTCACCGAAGACGGTTGCAGCCTACACCGAGATCACGCGCCGCCTGATGATGCAGTCCAGCCTTGACGCTGAAGGCATCGTGCGCCGTGACTTGACCAACGCCATCGCACAGGCGATCGACTTCGCTGGCTTCTATGGTTCTGGTACGAACAACCAGCCACGCGGCCTGCGCAACTATACAGGCATCAACAGCGTGGGCTTTGTGTCGAACCCCACGTACGCACAGCTTGTGCAAATGGAAACCGAAATCGCTGCCGACAACGCCGACGTGAACAGCATGGCGTACGTCATGAACGCACGTATGCGCGGTTACCTGAAGACCACACCGAAGTTCGGCAGCGGCACTGAAAGCACGATCTGGGAAGCCGGAAACACTGTGAACGGCTACCGCACCGAAGTGACTAACCAGCTGGCCAACGATGATATTTTCTTCGGTAACTTCGCTGACTTGCTGATCGGTATGTGGGGCGGTCTGGATCTGACGGTTGACCCGTACAGCAACAGCAAGAACGGCGCCGTTCGTCTGGTGGTGTTCCAAGACGTTGACTTCGCACTGCGTCGTGTCGAATCCGTCTGCTACAAGTAACCATTAACTGATGGCCGCTTCGGCGGCCATTCATTCAGGTGATAACATGAGCAAAACCTACGTATTGAAGCTGACCAGCGCGCTGGTGATCGCCGGCGTTGTATGCCGTCCTGGTGAACTGGTTGAAGTCAGCGAACTGGAAGCGAAAAACTTCTTGGCACGCGGCAAGGCTGAACTGGCCACCACTGACGATGGCATCGAGGAAGAACAGGACGAACCGGGCGACGACGACTTATCGAAGTTGACCAAGGAACAGCTGCTGGCGAAGGCCAAGGAACTGGAAGTTGATATCGGTTCTGGCGCCACCAAGGCACAAATCATTGAAGCCATCGCCGACAAGGCCGAAGGCGAAAAAGAAGGGGAATAATCCATGCGTGGAGTATCTACACAGGCATTGGCGGTGGCCGCATCGATCACCGCATCAGGCAGCGGTACATCTGTTGACGTTGGTCAGTACCAGGGCATTGCGCTGCTGGTTCTGAATTCCGGCGCAGTCAACGCTGGCACTAATACCATTCGATTGCAGCACAGCGCCGACGGTACGACCGGCTGGGCGGACACTGGCGATCAGTTTGCACCAGTGACCACTGTTGCCAGCACTGGCCAGCAGGAAATCATGGTGAACGCTGACAAGTTCCACCGCTTCGTTCGTGTCGTTGATACGCTGGCAGGCGGTGCTACTGCCGTTGTTCGTAGTGTGATGATCGTAGGCCGTCGGAAGTACGCATAATGCCGGCGCCGTCCTGGGAGAATCTGGACGACTTTTTGAGCACTGACGATGATGGCGGGTTTGCAGTACCCGCCATTATTCATTTTCAGGATGGCTCACAAAGGACAGTCCGCATCATTTACGACGATCCGTATTTCAACGCGCAGCTGGGCGAATACGACGCCGACAGCAGCCAGCCGCGCATCACTGGAAAGCTGACGGATCTGGTTGGAGTTCGCCGCGGCGATCTGGTTGTGCTCGATGGCGTCACGTATGAAGCGCTGACCAGCTACCAGCCTGACGGCACAGGAATGGCCACAGTGCCTTTGGCGGTATCCGGTGATCCACTTTGATATTGACGCCGACCAGCTTGGCGAAATCGCCAGAGAGCTAGGCGCAACAGACAAACAGGTCAAATACGCGCTGAATCGGGCGCTGCGCCGTACCGAAGCCAGCCTGCGCAAGCTATCCAGCAAGGGCCTAACCAGAGAACTGCAACTGCGGACGGCTATGGCACTGCGCAAGCGCCTGAAATCGATCCGGCTGCGCAGTGGTGGCAAGGATGGCGGCGTGGCGCTGTGGTACGGCCTGAACCCATTGCCGGTATCCAGCTTCAAAGGCCGACCAAAGGAAGATCCAGCCGGCGCATTCCTTGGCGACTGGTTCTTCAAAAAGGGCTTTGTGGCCAAGAGCAATTACAAAGGCCGCAACACGATTTTCAAGCGGCAAGGTGATAAACGCCTACCTATTGCCGAACAGACAATCACCATCGAAGACCGCGCCATTGTTTACATCGAGGACGAAATATTTGTGCAAACAGAATCGATATTCTGGCAGCACTTCCGCCGTGACCTAAAGGCGCGCGTCCAATACCAACTAGGTGAATCATGAACGCAGACACACGAATTGATCTTGATACTTTGCACGCGGCCATTGTTGCCGATATCCAGGCGAAATTTCCAGACTTGCGAACGGTCGAATTTTACCGCGGCGAAGGCAACGACCACGACGATCGCAAAGTGCTGCCGGTACCGGCGTGCTTGCTTAATCTGTCAGAACTGGAAGCCAGCGACGAAAACGATCCAGAGACCGGACAGCTGGCGGCCATTGCTCACTTTGAAGCTGAACTGGTGATCCGGTTCACGACACCAAACGCCAAGCGTTCCATCCGAAAGCTGGCTGCGGCCTTTGCTGCATGGCTGCACAAGCGGCGCTGGACCGACCCAAACGACGCAACCAAGAAGCTGCCCAGTGGCCCTGCCGTAGTCGTTGGCGCGTATCAGGACGATTTTTCAAGCACGATGGCTGGCCAGCGCGATAAGCCGCTGGATCAGTACGAGGTCTGGAAGGTCGAATGGCGGCAGGAAGTGCATCTGGGCGATTCCGTCTGGATTGATGAAGGCGTGGTACCGACGACGGTATTCCTTGGCATGGCGCCTGAAATCGGGATCCCACACATCGACGACTATGTGCAGATCATACCAGAGGTGCCGCTATGAACTACGAAGTTGGCGAACTGCAGCGGCAGCTGGCCAACCTGATCCGCGTTGGCGTCATATCCGAATTGGACGAAGGCAAGGCGCGGGTAAAGGTCAAGGTGGCCGGCTTGACGTCGGACTGGCTGCCGTGGGGCACTGGCCGCGCTGGTAGCACTCGCAGCGTGTCAATGCCATCGGTCGGCGAACAGGTACTGGTCTTTTCGCCGTACGGGGACACAGCGCAGGCCGTCGTCGGGCCGTCCATCTTTCAGGACAGCCACCCTTCCCCATCGGCCAGCAAGGACAAGGAAACGACCATCTACCCTGATGGCACCACCGTCGAATACGACAGCGGCAGCAACACGCTTACGGTCACTGTTTCGGGTTCTGGCAACGTGGTGGTGAACTGCAAAGTGGCGACCATCAACGCGGAAACCAGCGCCAAAATCGACACGCCAACCACGACCTGCACAGGCGATCTAGTAGTGGAAGGCTCGATCACCTACGGCCAAGGCATGACCGGCACTGGCGGCGCAACCATCAACGGCGGCGCAACAGTGAACGGCAACTTTGCCGCC